TACGGCTACCATTACAACGCTTTGTGCAATTGGCGGCTACCGTTATGGAGGCTAGTCATCGAGCGATGTAACGCGATGGATGAAGTGGCGCGGGGGAATCTGAAACTACTGCAACAATTCATCCAGAAACGACTTGCGGAATTTTGGAGCGATGAGCAAGAGGACGAGCGGGTAAAACTAACCGGTCACGGCTATTCCATCCGCGACTATGCAAACGGCGAACTATGGGAGGATGAATCACACCGCTTTATGACAATCGACCGCCAGCAAGACCACTTTTGGGTGGCGATCCGCGCATGGGGGATTGGTGGCAATTCACGCCTTTTATTTTACTCAAAGGTTGACACATGGGAGCGGGTCAAAGTCATCCAAGAAACCTACAAAGTAGAAAACCGGAAGACGCAAATTGACTGCGGTTATCAAAAAGATGAGGTCTATAAACGCTGCACTCAATACGGATGGCTTGCATTGCGCGGCGACCAACGCGACCAATATCCACATCGTAACCGACAAGGTAAAACCATTTTCAAATCTTATTCGCCGTATCAATCAGTCACGGCCAGCGATGGTAAGAAAACAATGGTGGCGTATTTCTCAAATACATCTCACAAGGATATACTTTTTCAACTGCGAAATCAGCGCGGCGTTGATTGGCAAATACCCGATGATGTTGGCAGTGAATACTTGCGGCAAATCGACGCAGAGGTTAGGCGTGGAGAGGGGAAAACGGCGCGATGGACTAAACGACATAATGACAACCATGCCGTCGATTGTGAAAACATGCAAATCGTGCTTGCTTCAATATTTGGCTTAATCGGCACACCAGAATCCGAAACGGAAGAATGATTTTTGACATGTCGCCCCAAGCATGGGAGTGGCTGACTTAATCAAAGCATGGTATGACGCATCGTTAGACGATCCTACACTATTGCAATCGCTAATCGACGCGAGAACAGCCGCATTAAATGGCACGTTGTCAAAAGGTGGTGGCAATACGCTGACATCATCGCAGAAAAACGGCATCAGCTATTCAGTCTTAGTAAGCTTACCAGAGACAGACCGCATCGTCGTTTTGAATCGCGCAATCAACGCAATTAAACGCGGCATCAGACCTAACAGTCGCACAGTCGGCAACATGTTTTAATTATGATCGTTGACACCTACGGAAATCCATACACGGCAGCACAGGGGGCAGTAAGAAGCTCATCTGCGCGACCATTTCAGCCAGTCCAGATGAAGGACATTAGTGAGCTTGTGCCGGCGAGAGACCGCATGACGCTTGCTTCATATTCGCGGCGTTTGTATCTGAACGAAGGCATCTTGCTCGGAGCAATCCAGCAAAAGGCGATGTATTCCGTGGGGCGGTCATGGCAAGCGCAATCGAAATCGAAAGATCGTGAATTCGCAATCAAAGCGGAGGAACTAATCAACGACGAATGGTATAAAATTTGCGATGTTCGCGGCGGTCAAAACACATTTCAGACTAATCTTTATTCGACATCTTGCGCGATTGATCGTGACGGAGAAGCGTTTATATTGCTAACAAAAACAGAAAACGACTACCCACGAATCCAGCAAATCCCATCGCATCGAATCGCAACGCCAAAAGGATTCGATGATGGCAAGCAAGAAACGGGAACGTATCGCGGGAAGATTTTAACCGATGGCATTATCTACGGTAACGGTGCGCCATTGGCGTATTGCTTTATCGACGACAAAGGAGAACTGATAAAATACCTAGAAGCGCAAAATATAGTTCATGTATTCGATCCGTCATGGCAAGAACAAGGGCGCGGATTGCCAGCATTTACCCACGCGCTAAACGATTTACGCGACTCATTGCAATCCCACGAATGGGAGCGTTACGCACAGTTGATGCTGTCAAGCATTGCGCTTATCGAGCATAACGAAACAGGACTTCCAGACCTAGACGACAATCAGAACGTCATCAACGGTAACGGAACATGCACAGAGACGGGAATTATCAACGAGAATTACCAAGGCGGGACGGTTAGGTATTTTGCGGCTAAGAGCGGGGGCAAACTTGAGACAATCAAGAATGATAGACCTGGGGACATGTGGGAATCATTTCAGAACCGCATTTATCGCAAAGCACTTGCGGGAATCAACTGGCCGTATTCGATGGTTTGGCACGCTACAGGACAAGGCACGGCAGAACGGGCAGACCTTGGACGCGCACAACGAGCCGTCGAGGACAGGCAAGATTTACTTGAATATGCAGCGAACCGCATTATTGGCTACGTTGTCGCCAAGTTTGTGAAGCTCGGCAGATTGCCAGAAGCAGAGGGATGGTATAAATGGAAATTTACCTACCCTAAAAAGATTACGATTGACGACGGGCGGGTATCGAAAGAACTCATCGAAATGTGGAAAGCTGGCTTCTTGAATCCTCAAGACGTTCTCGGATTCCTTGGCAAGTCACCAGATGAGCATTTGGACGAGCGCATTTCCTACTTAGTGCAAGAAAAACTTAAAATGAAAGCGGTCAACGAAAGCGGATTAGGCATAACTATTGACCCGCGAGAAATGAAAATGCTCACCGCAAACGACATGCCAAAAGTTGACGCATCGGAAATGAGCGGAGAAAAAGAAGTGCCAGAAACACCAAACGACGAACCAGAAGAAATAGAAGATGAACCATCTACAGATTGAAAACAAAGCGGCAAAGGTAAAGCTCAACGATCACGTTGATAAATTCAGCATTGATCAAATCATTGAGCAAATTGATCAAACTTACGGCATGAAAGGCGTAGAGGATTCTTTTGCTATCGGTGAAATCGTAGCTTGCGCAGAAAACGCAATCGACACTTTAACGGTTGAGATTCACACGGGCGGGGGCAGCGTATTTGATGGCTATCGCTTGTTTAATTCCATGCAGGAACTTCGCAATCGCGGCGTATCGGTCACGGCTCGCATCAACACGTTAGCGGCAAGCATGGGAAGCGTCATTGCAATGGCAGCGGATAAAGTAGAAATCGCAGCTAACGGGCGAATGATGATTCACGAAGCATCAACCGCAATGGCTGGCGACGCAGAAAAGATGCGCCAAACAGCAAATTTACTAGAGGGAATCAGTGATGAAATCGCCGCGATTTACGCTAAAAAAACAGGCAAGACGCAAAAAGAAATGCGCGATTTGATGAAAAGCGAAACATGGATGACTGCGAAGCAAGCCGTCGAGATGGGATTTGCCGATGAAATTTTTGACACCAAAACAAAGAATATGGCGAGCATACTAGACAGATTCAAACCAGACTCAGCACTTACCGAAAAAGTTATCGGGCTGGAGTCTGCCATCGTTGACGCAGAAAATCAAATCAGCGAACTTGCGGCAAACCTAGCAACCAGCGAAAGTGATTTGCAAAATGCCGTTACTGAATTGGCAGAAGCAAAGGCGAGCAACGAATCAATCAGCGCAAAACTAGCAGAATCCGAAGCACTGTTGCAATCAGAGAAAGACGCAGTAACCGCAAAAGCATCTGAACTTGACGCGCTTAATTTGAAACTTGTCGAAGTCGAAGCATCGGCAAACGCCCGTGCAATCGAAATCGCCGCACAGGCTGGGCTTGCTCCGCTTAATGTCTCGATGGATGAGCCAGCACCGACCAATCACTTGGAACATATCAAAAATCTCTCACCAGCCGAAAAAACGGCTTACGTGAAAAAACACAAAAAAGAAATTCAACTTCAACTAACTAAATAATTATGGCTACAGTATTTAATGATACACTATTCGCGCAAACCGCATTCCAACAACTTGTTGATCTGCTTTTGCCACTCCGCGCATTCTCGACCGACATCTCAAGCGATGTGAAATCAGAAGGTTCTGCCGTTGTTGTGCCGCTCTTTGGCAACGCAACGACCACGACCTTCACGCAAGGATCAACCGTCATGGAACAAACTGGAGGTTTAATCACCGCCGTTACTGTTACCCTCGACAAGCGTAAGATTACTCCAGTGAGTCTTACTCACCAACAACTCGCAGAATCTAGCAACGCTGGACGATGGGACAAGTGGGCGTATCAACTCGGCAAGTCAATGGGTGCTACTGTTCTGCAAGACATCATGAGCTTGATTACTACGACCAACTTTGGATCTGCAGTCATCACGACCGCATCAGCTAACTACACCAAAAGCCAACTTATCGAAGCTCGCAAGCAGCTTAAACAGGCTGGCGCAAAAGGTGAATACAGCTTCATCGGCAATACTGTCATCGAAGGCGCATTGCTTGGCGATACCAACTTAGTTAACTACTTCAATCGCGGCGACACCGAAGCGATCAAAGAAGGATCACTTGGTCGCCTTTTCGGAATGCAAGTTTACGGATCTGACATCATACCTGGTAACAGTGTTTCACTCACTGGCTTTGCTTGCGGTCAAGACGCGATTGCTTTTGCTTCTCGCTCGCTTGGTCAATACTTGCCAGCCGAAGACTACATTGCCATCGAGGAAATGGTTGACGACGAAAGCGGCTTATCCGCGCTCTACACTCGCCACTACTCCCGCGCATCGGGGACTTACTTTGCAAACATGCACATGCTTTACGGTTACTCAACCGCCGTCACGAACGCTTTGAAAGTGTTCACGACTCCTACAACTTGATTTGTTTGTGTTGTTCATAGCGCGTCGATGGCTGTCACAGGCCATCGGCGCAAACATTTTACAGATATAAAAAATATGAAAAAAGAAAAACTGAGTTTATGTATTATTGTCGGGAATGTTGAAAACTACATTCAAAGATTTATCAAATCATTCTCACCGCTAGTTGACGAAATTGTTTTTGTCCGTGCTATTGGAAACCAAGAAGCAGACAAGACAAAAGAACTAGCTGAAGCACTCGGCGCAACGTTCGCGGGTGACTATCGAAACAAGCACGACTGGCCACACGTTGACGACTTCGCAGCGGCTCGGCAAATGGCTTTTGATGCGGCATCGCATGAGCTTATTATGTGGGCAGATACGGACGATGTAATTGATCCAGAGTCTATCAAACGAATCCGCGAAACGTGCGATTTATTGCCAGAAGATTTTGACGGCATCGAGATTGCTTACCACGTTCCAGAAGATGGCGTTACGGTAATGCGCGAAAGAATCATTCGCAAAGGTCGTGCAAAATGGAACTCGCCAATTCACGAGCATTTGCAATTTGTCAGCGAACCGAAGATTGCCAAGGTTGACGGCGCGGTAATTCTACACAGACCAGAAGGGACACGCGAGCGCAACGACGAACGCAACTTGCGAATCTTGCAAAGCATCGCAAAACCAACAACGTCACACAAATTTCATTTGTTTCAATCGTTACGGGCAACAGGACAAATCAGCGCGGCATCTAACTTAATTTGCGAAATGCTTGCCGACAAATCAGATGCACTTGGTAAGGCTGAGAAATACGAGCTATTCATCG